AGCGCTAGAATTTGAACGAAATAGTCCGACCGTTGCAGCAATGGCGGCGGCATTAAACCTGTCTGGCAACCAGCTCGACGATTTATTTATTGCGGCGGCGCAGATCGAGGCCTAGCTGTTTCGTTAAACCACCCAGCCACCCAACCCACCCCGCCATAGAGCGGGGTTTTTTATTTCAAGAGAGCCGTCATGATCGAGGACACCGAAGTACCCAGGCGCAGACTAATTGATAACGAGGTGGCCGTCATCTCGCACACTATTGGGCGCATGGCCGACGATATGGACGACATGAAAACGTCCATGAAAGAACTTACCGTAGCCATGAACCGTCTGGCGCTGGCTGAGGAAAGAATCTCACACATGGGCGGCGCTGTCGAGCGCGCTTTCAAGAACATTGAAATGCTCATAGTCCGGGTGAATGAGCTGGAGCGCAAATCGTTGGTTCATAGCAAGACCAGCGACTGGGTGGACAAAGTGATCTGGCTAGTGGTGGGCGCAGTGGTCACGGCATTGTTAATTAAATTGGGGCTGCAATCATGATCGAAACTTTATTGGGAACTTTGTTCGGCGGTGCATTTCGGCTTGCGCCGGAAATACTGCGCTGGCTCGACCGAAAAAACGAACGGGCGCATGAGCTGGCCATGTTTGACAAGCAACTCGAGGCCGACAAGCTGAAAGGTGCCCAGGCGCTCGCGCAGATCAACGCCCAGGCCGATGCGGCGATTGGTGTCGCTGAAATTCAGGCCATCATCGAAGCTACAAAAGCGCAATCCGCGCAGACCGGCATCAAGTGGGTCGATGCCCTGAATGCGTCGATACGACCTCTGCTGGCGTTGCAATGGCTGATCTTGCTCTGGCCTGCGGTGGTCGTGGCGGGGTTTGTCTTGTCGGTACTGGCTGGTGATGACCCGCTGAACTCGCTGCGCAGCACCTTTGGTGTCGATGAAAAAGCGCTGGCCGCCAGTATTGCCAGCTTCTTTCTAGTGGACAGATCGCTTCGCAAAATGTTCGGGCGCTGACATGGTGCCTGAACCCTTGCTGCACCTGATTCGGCGCTTTGAAGGCTGCAAGCTGAAAGCCTATTTGTGCCCGGCGGGTGTCTGGACTATCGGCTTCGGCGCAACCGGCGCAGAGGTCAGGCCGGGTCTGGTCTGGACGCAAGAACAGGCCGATGCCCGGCTAATTCAGGATGCCTCTCATTTCTACTACGCGTCGGGCAAGCTGTCGCCGGTTCTTTGGCTGTCGGGCGATGATCGGCACTCTGCAATTGCCGACTTTTGCTACAACCTCGGCCTGGGGCGCTATAGAGCCAGCACGCTCAAGCGGCGCGTCGATGCCGAGGACTGGGACGGTGTAGCGCTTGAGCTGGACAAATGGGTCTGGGGCGGGGGCAAGAAGCTGCCCGGACTGGTGGCTAGGCGCAAAGCTGAGGCCGCGCTACTTTAGAAAACAATCGTGGAGTTGAGTCATGAACAACATCGTGCCGAGTGCTTCGAGCGTTTCTGCTGCGCAGTCGAGAATTTTCAGCATGGGAAAAGAGATAAAGTCGCGGACTACCTCCGAAGCATCGAGGCGCGGCTCGGGCGCGACATTGCAGAACGCGTCAAGACCAGTATTCTTGCCTGCGCCCGCACGCCCGGCTGGCTGCGCGACGTTGAAAAGCTGCGACCTGAGCGCGCGCGAACAGGAGCTGATGGAGACCTTCGGCAAACTTCCCTTTTCGTGGGAAGTTGACTGGGACGTGCGCATGGAGCCAGCAGCGTGAGGCGGTTTTGGACTGAGCGGGAATTGAGCCTGCTGCGCCAGCTTTACCCCGACCAGGCGGCCTCTAAGGTGGCGCAAACACTGCGGCGCAGCCTGAGTTCTGTCTATGCTCAGGCCGCGATACTTGGCCTAAAAAAATCTGATGCCTTTCTGCAAAGTGATTTAAGCGGTCGCATTCAGCGCGGCAAGCAAGACCCGCGCATGGTCAGTACGCAATTCAAGAAGGGGCTGACACCGTGGAACAAGGGTTCGCATTTCGTTGCGGGAGGGCGTAGCCACGAAACCCGCTTCAAGAAAGGCTATATGAGCGGCGCGGCGCAGCATAACTATGTGCCGATTGGCAGTTTGCGGGTGACGAAAGATGGCTACCTTGAGCGCAAAGTCACCGACGACCCGAACCTGGTGCCAGCCCGGCGCTGGGTGGCGGTACATCGGCTGGTGTGGGAAGCGGCGCACGGTGCTATCCCGGACGGTTTTGTCGTCGTTTACAAGCCTGGCATGAAAACCGCCGTGCTGGAGCAGGTCACACTCGACCGGCTGGAGTGCATCAGCCGCGCCGAGCTGATCTGGCGCAACCATCCGGCCAGAAAATGCCCCGAGCTTGCCCGGCTGGTGCAGCTCAAGGGCGCTATCACGCGCCAGGTGAACCGAATCAACAGAGAGCATCAACAACGAGGAAACAAAAATGAGTCATCCGCACATCAATACCCTAAGAACCGAACTGCTTAATACCCTGGCCGACTTGCGCAACCGTGAGCAGCCTATGGAGCCAGACCGCGCCCGGGCCATTGCCCAGGTGGCCAGCGTTCTGGTCGATAGCGCGCGGGTCGAGGTCGATTATCTCAAGGTCACGCAGCAAGATGTCAGTGATTTTATCGACGGCATGAAAGCGCCAGAGGTTCAAACTGCGCTGCAACAGTCTAACCGCCAGATACATCAGTTGAAATGAGCGCGACAAACAGACCGGCGCGGTCAAGAAAATACCCGGTTTACGACCGCGCGCAGCACGGCAACCCGTTTGAGTGGATACTGGCCGAGGTGAGGGTCATGCGCGCCCGGCAGGGCTATGACATAGCCATGACCGAACTGGGGCGCAAACTCAAGGCCGAGCGTCTGCGCGAGGCGGGGGAGGGTGAAGACCTGCCTGTAGCGCAGCCAGCGCCAGCAGAACAAGTTTAGGCGGGTCGGCAGCGTCCAGCCAGCGCGCATAGGTGGCGCGACTGACGCCGAATGCCTCTGCGCCGGACTCGTAGGTGTGCCCGTGGCTGTCGTGCCAGGCGCGCAGGGAAGTGGTCAAGGGTTTCGTGGGTGCCATTCAGCAGCCTCTTTTAGCAAGCGCCTGAGCCTTGCAGCCAGGTCTTCAATTTTCACGCCACGCGCCGTTTCTTTCGCTTGAAAAATAGCCAGGCTGGCGTCATCGGTTTCCAGGTCGGTGAAGCCGTCACCCTTGATAACCAAAACCCGCAGCCCGGAATTGTGCAGCAAGTGACCGTCCTGGTCACGCGACCAGGACTTGTGCCAGTGGTAGTGTTTTCCGGTCATTTCAGGATATTGAGCAAATCGCGCTCAAATTCAACACGACCGGGTACGCCGGACGCCGGTTTAGAGCAACTGAGTGCATAACGATTTTGGGGTAATTGCACCGCTTCGCCGTTGGCTTTGATAAGAAGTGTACCGTCTTTAGTTTGACTGACGCTCAGGCCAGTGTCTGCGCCGTTGATGCTGATCTTGCCGTTTGTGTAGATGACGATGCTCATTTCATTCTCCTGTTAGAGAGCCAAGTACCGCTTGGCGTCGGCGGTGATTTACTAACCACCATGGATATAATCATAATCTCAAATTGAGACTTGCTCAAGTCTTTTTTTTCGATGTTGTTAAAAAAACAATCTCCGCAACCCGGCGCACACACCGCGCCGGTATTGGCTTTGCGGCCTGTTATTTTTTTGCGGCTGCGGAAATAAACGCTGTTTAAGCTGTTGATTAAATGGGCTTGTTTGATAGACTTGAAAGCCTCTGTATGTCTTCGTAAGTTGTTGATTTTATTGATGTGCTGGCGACAATCTCCGCAACTTGCGGAAATCGTCTCCGCAACCCCGCCGATTTCGGCGTGAAAATTTGGAAGCGTGGCAGAGTGGTTTAATGCTCGGGTCTTGAAAACCCGCGTGGGGGCAACCCCACCGTGAGTTCGAATCTCACCGCTTCCGCCAGAAACGAGAACAGCCCCAATCGGGGCTGTTTTCACATGGGCGTGGCGCACGCGCTTACCTCGTTGGCTTGACTGTCTCACCGACGCGGATGTAAACCTTCTTAGTTATTTCCTGCTCGGTGTGCCCCAGCAGCTTGCTTGCGGCCATCACGTCGCCAATTTCGCTGGCGGCCTTCGGTCGAATGTCTCTGAACTGGAATTGACGCACGCGGGCGGCGAGTTCCTTTTTCCCCTGCCCGGTCAGTTCCACGATAGCGGCATTGCGGGCGGCATCGAAGCGCACGCGGAGCGTGTGTTGATTGAGCGCTGTGCCTGACTTGGTGGCGACCAGGTAGAGGCTTCGCACTTTGCGCGACCGCGACCGTATCCGGTCAATGACAGTGCCAAGCTGGGTGCGGGTGCCGTCCTCTCGGTCGAGCAGAATCCGCAGGCGTTTTTTGGTCTTGTTCTGTTTGACCTCAAGGGCACCGTCGCGCACGTCGGTTTCCATCATCTTGAGCACGTCCGCAGGACGCTGCCCGGTCAGGTAGGCAATGTCCATCGCGTCTTTCAACTCGTCCACTGCCTTGCCATAGACCACCGACCAGACGGCATCGTCGGCATAAAAATCGCGTGGCTGTTCCTTGTTCTTCCTTACGCCGCGACACGGGTTCTCGTGTGCTGTGTACCCCCACTCTCGCGCCATATTCCAGATGTGAGAAAACAGAGTGATTTCGCGGTTAGCGCGAACGGTTGCCGGTGCGCCTTCCGACCCCTTTACCTTGGACTTGCGGTTGTCCCGGTATTGAGCAACGTGCTGTGGCGTGATTGCGTCGATAGGTGCGCTATCGAACACCGAGTGCAGCATGACCAGCATGCCGAAATTGTCTCTTTGAGTGCGTGGTGCCTTTTTCGGTACTATCTCACGCTCATACCTGTCGAATATGTGCCGCATCAGCCCGGTCTCGACCGGTGCGGGTTTGCATTCGAGTTCCGCCCACTTTCGCTTAGCTTCGTTGATGTCAGTGCCCAGCGGAATTTCTACGCGCTTGCCTGCCTCGTCTCTACCGTTGTAGTAATACGCTTCCCATACCTTGCCGCTGGCAAGTCGCTTTTTCCGGCGCAACATGCGCGGTGGCAGATCGCGGTGCAATTTTGGGCGCATCGACATAATTTACACCATCAGCGAATCGCTGAAAAATCTGGCGTCCAGCCGCCTGATGTGGTCAATGCAGCGGGTGTTATGCCCGCCAGTTTCAGTCGGGCATACAGTCGCCCTACAATTGGCTCACCGGCTTTGTTCTTGTGATACGCCCAGCCGTTGGCGTTCAGCCATTCCACTTGATCTGCTCGACGCATGCAGCCGGTGATTGTCGCCACCTCGTCGGTGGTGAGGGTTTCCGAATCTATCGGCATTTCAAAGATTGCGCTCATTGTCGTCCTTTGCTTCCTCAATGCTCTCAAGCAACAGCTTGATGCCGTTGCCGCTGTCCATGTGCCGCCGTCCGGTTTCAGTGTTGTACCTGATGCCTCGCTCGTCCACCCATGATTTCCCGGCGCGTCGTATCTTGATGCGCTCAGTGCCGGTGATGCGTTGTAGTAGTGCGGTGTGAGTCATTTCAGTCCTCCGACCATTTTCGTGGCGTCACGAAAATGGTTTTAACGGTGCGACCGCAGCCAAGTGCAGGCCGGGGGGTTAATTAGCGGCCTCTGCTCTGGCTGCTTTGTCATCTCAGCAAGACATACCGCGCACAGCTTGGCGCGTTCACATGCTTCGCCACATTGATTGCGCGGTTCTGGCTGCGTTAGTCGAGCGCGTAGGGCTTTGATCGATTCAAACATCTTGTCTGCTATGCCGCCTGAGACCTGCATCGTATCCAGCATCGCATGTAGCGCTTGCTGCATTAGTTCAATGTCAGTTTTGTCAGTCATTTTTCATACCCTTTCCAATTTCAACCGCAACACGGACTACCGCTCGGCGTGCGGCTTTTCTAGCATCTTTACCTAAAGGTTCGCTATAAACCACCATGTCAAAACAAGCATTTGCGTATTGATCTGTAACCATTAACTCTATTTTTAGATCTACTGCCAGCCGAAACGCATCGCCATCGTCGGTGAGCGGGTTCCATAACTTGTCGTCAACCAGCGGTGCGCCTTTGTCGTGCCAATCTTTGCCCCACTTGAAGCTGTACCCAGCCGCCCTCGCAGCCAGTTCTAGCGATTCGCGGTCAGTCATTTTTACCTCCAAGCAATTCTTGCATTTCTTTTAGCGTAGGAATTTTCAGATTCCGCTCAATCTCTATGCCAGTAGTTCCCGATTCATTGTCATTGATATGCTTGCCGCAAAAACAGCAATACTTCATTTTATTTTCCGTCGGCGTTCCGTGTTCTATTGAGAATTTATTACCACACTCGGTATTCCATGAATCCTCTTCGTGGTCGTACTCCCAGGCGCAATTTGTAGGTTCGGCAAGTGCCAAGCGTAAATCTTTCTCAGCCTTTCTCAATACCTTCCTTAAAGGACTGTTCCATAGCCAATAAACATCAATTTGTGCTAGCTCTAACGCTTTAGTTGCTTGCTCCACTGCTCTGCGTAAATCAGTCATTTCATTACTTCCTTAATTATCTGGGCGAAATGAACACTAGCCAGTGGGTCATTCCTTTTCTGCCAGAAGTGTGACCGAATAGAGGCTGATGATTGGTTAGCGTTAACACTTCCCGCAGCTTGATTTGTGTTTCATTCCATTTAAAGACGAGAACGCCATCGCTGGCCAGTACACGAAAGCATTCGGCGAACCCTTTGCGCAAATCGTCTTGCCAGTTATTAGATAACTTCCCATATTTTGCGGCCAGCCATGAACGAGAACCGGCGTGAATAAGGTGAGGGGGATCGAATACAACCAATTTGAACGATTCATCCGCAAATGGAATTTGTCGAAAATCCATCAATGTGTCCGGCTCAATTTGCAGTATTCGTATTCCAGTTTTATTGCCGCGTGATTTGTCAGTTACGGTTAGTGTTTCGCTTCGGATGTCCCCGAATACTACATTTTGGTTGTTTTTCTCAAACCACATCATTTTGCTGCCGCAGCATGGGTCTAAGACACGCTGATCAATAGTCATTTCATCGGCCATCTTTTTTTCTCCCGCGCTTTTCTGCGCTCGTCGCGTCTGGGTGCTTTGCTCATTTCAGCCCCCGTTAAAGTTTGATGCCAAGCTCGAGAGTCATGGCGCCGGTGTCAGACTTTGGGTGCTTTGGCAGTAGTCGTGCCGTCACACTAAAGCGCTCACCCTGCCAGCGTGCGGCCAGACCACCGGCTGGTACGGGCTTGCCGTCGCGCAAGCGGTAGCCATTGACTGCGCCAGCAAAAGCGCCCACGCGCACCGCCTCGGTCACTCCCAGCGGTAGCCATGTCGCTATTGCATAAGTGCTGTCTCTGTATTCAGAATTCCTGAACATTCCGGCCTGAACGTCAAGGCTTTCCGTGGCCTGGTAACGAAGCCCAAGACCCCAGTTAAGTTCATTCCATTTCACGCCATTAGGCTGAGTACGCACCTGGTGATAGCTCAGTCCATGCACTTGCACATGCCAGTCTTGCGCGTATGCCTGACTTGCAAGCGCCAGCATGGCAGACGTTAATAATTTTTTCATCTCATAACCTTTCAAAAAAATAGGCTAGGCAGCTTCTCGGGTGTCCGACAACACCAAAGACAGCCGGTTAAAACGGTCAATGAATTTCATGACTTGCTCGTCAAAATTCAGATTCAGGGCGGTTTGCACTGTGCCCGGCATCAGCTTGCCGATCGCGGCAAACTGTGCGGGGGTGATTTCGCTCCATACCCGGTCGCACGGCCACGAATCTTTGGTATCGAGCAGCAGGTTTTTTTCAACGCTGAGCGCAATGGCATCAATGCGTTTGAGCGTCTCGGTGCCCAGGTAAAAAGCGGCTTCGGGTACGTCGAGTGCGTCGAAAATCGTATCGTCGAGCAGGCATTTCATGTCGTGCAGGACGCTGGCGGTGCCGGGGTGCAGCTTGTCAATGGCCTGTACCACCGGCGTGGCAATGTCGCCTATGTAGGCTTCGTGGGCGTCATGTAATAGCGCGGCCATTACCAGACCTGGGTCCTGGTGCATTACCCCGGCCAGTTCGGCGCACAAAAGCGAATGCTGCGCCACACTCCAGCACGGTCGGGTGCGTCCAATAAAACGGTTTTGAGAAGCCAGCCCGTGAGCAATGTCGTCAAGAAACACCTGCTCGGGCTTGGGGTCGGTCAAGTGGAATTTGCCGCCGTTTGTAGTCGTCAAAATGGTCATGCTTAATCTCCTGCCGCGAGGGCTTTGGTGTCGGTCATGGTTTGTTCGCGCAGCAGGCGTCGTTTCACCAGCATGCGGGCGCGTGAAAGAATGGCTTTCGAGTGGACGGGGTGCTGCATGGCTTCGTCAAAGGGCAGGCCAATGCTGCCGATGACGCGGGCGTAGGCCATGCGCAGGTCGTACTGGTCGGGGGTAGCTTGCGCCGTTGTTTCCGTGGTCATTGTTTGCCCCAGGTCATTTGAACAGCCTGCAACAACTCTTGGACTTGTATATGCTTCTGACGGAGTTGCTCTGCTAGCATGACAACGTCACTGCGCAACAAATCTATTTCAGTTTTTAGGTGTTCTTCCTTAATGGGGTTTTTATGCAAGTTCTGGTTGTGGGTATGGCTTGGTTCAGCGCTGAAAGCTACGACCGGCTGCGCGCTTTGTTTGAAGATGGTGACAAACTGCCCGTCACCTACGCGCAGTGGCTTGTCAATGCTGATGCTGGTTATCAAAGCCTCAGCGCTCAAGGCGTCCGCGTAATCAAAGTTGATATTGACCTTGACCAGTTCCCCAAGTGGTGTGCTTCCCAGGGGCATAACATCAATGCCGAAGCACGCAAGGCTTACGCCAGCTTCGTTGCTTACAGGATTTTGGCCAGCACTGCTTAACGGTGCGCTGCCGCATTTGATAGTGGTATTCACTGAAAAACTGTCCTTATTCGCGGTTTGACCTGGGAAGGTCACAATTTTTTGGAAGCGGCTTCATCGCCGACCATATGGCAAAAAGCGTTTTCAGTCGTAGCAGAAAAGGGAGGTGCCATGACGTTTGATGTTCTAAAAGCGCTTCTGTCAAAACTGGCACTTGAAATTGTCGGTATAAAAAGTTGATGCGCCCGGAAACAATGACGTGCTTATTTATTTCCGTGCAGAAAACAATTTCTTGTGGCTTGACACCGGCCTTGGTATTGTTGCTTGCTTGGTCGCTGCCGCATTTGATAGTGGTATTCACTGAAAAACCTCCCGCCAAAGTTATAGCCAACGGTATGCGTGGCTGCGCCGCTGCACTAAGGCAATGGGCTAACCCTGTGGGGGTAGAGGGGGAGGACAAGGAACCCCGCGCCGCCACGCA